AACGGAATGAAGATTACTGACATTCAATTCTATCATATCGATTTACTTTCTAAAACAAACGCCTTCAAACTCAATGTAGGTTCTGCTATGATAAAACATGAAGATTCAGATTGGTCTTTAAAATAAGTTGATTTTTATTCTCAGTTGTGATATTCTATTTATCATGATTGATAAACCAAATTTAACCGAAACGGAAATTCAAGAAAACTATCAAGAATTCATTGAATTTGTAGGCACCACCTTTACCGGAGAACGTAAAGATCTTCTCCTAAAAATGTATGATAGTGAACAGTTGGGATTAAGTGCGGCCATGTCGCCTGCTTCCAGCGTCGAACATTATCATTTATGTCATCCGGGTGGATACCTTCAACATATTATGCACGTTATCAAACTCTCATTCGCTCAGAAGAAAGTGTTTGAAGTGATGGGGTGTAAGGTTGATTGGACTGGCGAAGAAATGATATTTGCAGCGATGCATCACGATTTGGGGAAGTTAGGAGACCCGGATTTTGGTGATTATTATAGTAGTCAGGTTGACGACTGGCAGAGACGCAGGGGTATTCTTTATAAGTTGAATCCTAATCTTCCGTATATGGAAGTGCCTGATAGAGCCATTTATCTATTACAGAAATATGGCGTTAAAATGACTTGGAAGGAATACCTTGGAATCAAGTTGTCCGATGGAATGTATAGTGAATCGGCGGCTAAATATTTGAAACAGATGAATCCCGACATGAATCTCAAGACTGAATTGCCAAGAGTAATTCATTTGGCAGATTATACCGCGTGTTCTACAGAGAGAAATATTTGGATGAATTCCAAAGAGGAAGTAAATCTCTAATTACATTGTTTCACGCTTTACGTGAGTGACAACCGTAGTGGGTTGTTTGGTATATTTGTCTATTTCTTGGGTTTTTACTTTACCAATTAGGGGATATCTTTGTCCTTCTTCAAAACCCATATCTTTACTTGAGAACCATTTGACATTATTACCATCTAAATCTTCGAAAGTGTATAGATACACCATAGCATTCCTTGCGAACGTTGAAGGAAACGATTTTACTCCTCTCACCAAACCATTAAAACTTACTTTTTCACCAACCTTACCAATATATCCTTTACCTTTAGCTGCTGCTTCTTTCTCTTTCATTCCCTCTTTCTTCAAATAATTCTGAAATACGCCTGCTAGATATCCAATATTTCTCGTGCTGGTGGTTAGAGCTTTTGATACCACATTTAAATTGTGGTAATAATCAGACCACTCAGAACCAGCAGGAACCATATCGGTGAAGTTGGTATTTTTCATCCAATGGGTTACTTTAGAGCTAAGTTCTTCAGCTTGTTTCATAAGTGATGGATTTCCTTTAACCATTCGGTAAACATGTCCCCCCGTGTTATCCGTTGATTTAGAATCAAAATTGAACATGGCTTCAGCGGCTTCTTGAGATGTGGGGGTATTATCACTATCCGCTTTACTTTTAGGAACATATTTCCCTCTGACAACATATGTCAAAGCAATATATTTCATCAGTGTTTCGGTGTAAATGTGGTTTTTATATGCATTAGGTGCATTTCTTTCTCTGCCATTTTCATCATCATCCCAATCACCTTCACTCCCATCTTTATATGCTCGAATATCTTCAAGCATTTGAGCATAATGGATTAAGGCATCAACTGAAATACCAGGAAGAAATCGTTTTAGACAAGCACTACCAACTTGAATTAGGTCTCCGACCTTTTTATCGGGAAATCTCTGTTGGTCTTCTTTATCTAATTGTAGAACGAATGTATTAAACCGCTCGCGACTTTGTTTGCAGACATCACATTCGCTTTTAGCGGTGCGGAAAATCTCAGGTAGATTTCTTACTGGAGAACCAGGTGCAATATTTAGAATATTTTCCCCACCTGTGGAGTGTTGAACTTTTGCAATAAAGGCATATCCTTCAACTTTTGGTGTATCTCCTACGATTGAAACGGTGTAAAATAGTTTTTCTCTTACCAATTCTTCTCGTCCCCATATATCTGTGCGTTTGACGGGTTCTTTTCTTTCGCTAATTACCTTTAGTTCCATTTTTGGAACACCCCAGCGTGCCGCTTTTTCATTTAATTTGGCTATTTTCCCCCTCAAAAATTCAAGTCCTGACTCAGATACTTCGATAGATTGTGATAAATCATCGACTTGTATCTCATTTTCCTGAATAATAGTTTTAGCGATTTCAGATAATTTCATACAGTAATAAGTATATAAGAAACCACAAGAAAGTCAAGTAGGCCACCCAACAAAACTTTGCCATTGACATTTTTATCAAACCATGAGATAATATCGTAATGAAAAAATCAAAATGTAATTGTTGGTCATGCAAACTTTCTCCGAAGATTAGGAAATTTGAGAAATCAATATCTGAAGCTCAGAAGAAAGCATTCAGAGAAATCTTTGATGAAGTATGGGACCGTGAAGAGGCTAGCACTATGGATTTGAACGTGCTTGAAGCAAAGATTGAGGGAAGCTGGCCTTCTGAGTATTCATCTGATGATACTAATAGCAATGATACTTTTTATCACAGAATCGGTAATAAAATATATGAAGTAAAATCGACTTTGAAGACTACCGAGCCCCCATTATAATTTATGGTGAAACAAACAAAAACAAAAAAGGTTCAATCACAGGACGAAGTTCCAAATCCCGTGATACCTGAAGCTGTATTAGAGGAACAACTCACCTGGAGTCCTGGTGATGATGCGGTTCGTTTTGTGGTTACGAGAAGTGGGTTGAGGGTTTCTGATAAAGATTATCCTTCTGCTGATAATGAGAGAGCGATAACAGAATGTAATTTCTGGAAACGTGTAATAAAGAATTATCCAGACGGGACGAAAATGGAAATCGTTCAGTATGATAAGAAGAAACATAGGGTGTGGTAAATTATGAATACACAAAATATTACTACCCCATTAGTTGTTACAAAATTACCTGACGCAGACGTTGTTTCAAGAATGGTTACAGCAAATGAGTTAGCTAAAAAACCAGAAATAATCAAAGAACTTACTAAATATGGTAGAGTTCCTGTAGTTCATAAACCTACCCGTAGTATGATACGACCAGCTCCAGCAAAGGGAATTATGGAGCTTATTGGAAATGCTACAACGGTAGATGAAGTCAACAATCTTGTTGCTAGAGGATTGTCTAATTATAAAGATGTTAGTGATAAGACGATTAGGAAGTGGAAGAAGGCAGCAGAAGTAAGATTGGAACAAATACTCGCCAAGTAATAGAGTAATTATATAACCGAACAAGAAAACGTAGCAATTTATTTGCTACGTTTTTTCTTTTTGTCCACACATCTTGATATTTATAGCAAAAGAGATATGGACGAAAAAAGCATAACCATACCACCGAAGTATATCTTACCATCCACTAACGGAGAACAACTGGCTTTTGTTAAAAAATACAAACGTGATATGATGGAACAGGTATTGAATTCCATTGAGATTGGGGTGTCTAATAATTTGCCTGGTATAGAAGTATTTCAATTTAAGAATTCCGATTTTGTTATAACGGTATCCTCAAAAGATTACTTATCCAATGTGGAAAATATCTATGAATATTATATGAAAGAAGAAGCATATGAATATTGTCCACGGGTAATTAAGTTACAGAAAAAACTGAAGGAGAAGTTCCCAAAATTAACAAATGAAAAACAAACATGTTGACCAACAGTTCGAAACGAAGGACACAAGCCCTGTAATACCACAACGAAACAAAATAAAGAATTCACTATCAATTGATAAACGAATATTAAATGCGAAACAACAAGAATTTCTCGACATGGCATTGGATAAAGATACAAAAATCATGTTTGTATCGGGTCCTGCTGGAACGGCTAAAACATATATGGCAATATATTCTGCACTTACATTACTCAACCAACGGAGAGTAAGTGACTTGATATATGTTCGGTCAGCAGTAGAATCCTCAGATGCTAAATTGGGGTTCTTACCGGGTGAAGCTAATGAGAAAATGACTCCATATATTCAACCTCTTTTGGATAAATTATCCGAATTACTGCCAAAAAATGACGTAACTGTTCTACAAAAAGAAGAACGTATTACTGCCATTCCTGTCGGGTTTCTTAGGGGTTTAAATTGGAATGCTAAAGTAATTATCGCTGACGAAGCTCAAAATATGTCTTATAAAGAGTTATTTACACTTATAACGAGAATAGGAGAATTTAGTAAGGTATTTGTTTGTGGAGACCCGGACCAGTCAGATATTAATGGTAAAAGTGGGTTTATCAAAATGATTTCTCATTTTGATGATGAAGAAAGTCGTAATAATGGAATACAAGTATTGAGATTAACCGACGATGATATTGTAAGAAGCGGATTAGTGCAGTTTATCATTAAAAAAGTCAAAAAGTCGGTTTAACTCATATTTATTGGTTATAGTATATTATGGCTAACGAAAAAGTATCTCAACTTACACCACTGACTGCTGGAGAAATAAGTCCAACAGATTTATTTCTTATTAGTGATTTAAGTTCTAAAGAATCAAAAAAATTAGAAGCATCCCAATTGCTTTTATATTTTGAAGTAAGCGGTACTTTTAATGCAAATCACGCTACAACGGCTGATTTGGCCGATACAGCATCGTATGTTCTTGGGTCAAATGTTGCTGGTGCAGTAACTAATGCTACTAATGCTGTTAGTGCGAGTCATGCTTTAAACTCTATTCTATCAGATACCGCATCATATGCTAAGACCGCATCGATTACTCTTACGTGCGTTACTCATACAACCACAGCAGATACAGCTTCGTATCTTATTTATTCTGCTAATAATGGAACGGCTTCTCATGCTATGACAGCTAGTTCGGCGAATTATGCTTTAACATCTTCCACTTTATTGTATGTTCCAGGACTATCAAAGAATACGGCGTCTTATGCTATAACAGCATCTTATTCAGATAGTTCATTAGTATCCGTTTCTTCTAGTTATTCAATTACTTCATCATATTCGAATTCTTCTAGTTTTGCATTAAGTTCTATATCTTCTTCTTATGCTTCTACTGCTAGTTATATAAGCAGTTCGATTTTAGGAAGTGTTGTTAAAGCTAGATGTAATATCAGTTGGAGTTATGGTGTCCAATATCCACAACAACTTTCATCATATAACATAAAACCACAAATAGGAGATGGAATAGAAAATGGTGGTGGTATTCAATATTTAACGTTTTATTCTACAGGAGGTTTCACCACAGTTTTATTTGGGGTGAATTTTCAAACACCACTTTCAAATAATAGATATGGATTTATGGGTGCAGGCAACACGTATATGGACCCTATAATAGCAGCTCCATCGGTTAATGGATTTACAATGTCTGTAGTAACAACTCCACCAACGTTTTATACTACGCCACCAGCGGGTCGGCTTTGGTATCAGGCATTAGGATTTACTCAATTTCAAATTTTCGAATAACATTTATGTCAACAACAGGAAACAAAAAAGTAACTCAACTGACTGAATTGCTCGGCAGCGCCGTTCAATCGAACGATTTGCTTTATATCATTGATGTAAGTGCTAAAGAAGGAAAGAAGATACAAACCAATCAATTATCGGCATATCTTAATGCTAGTGGAAGTATTTATGCTGTTCATGCAATAACCGCTGATACAGCCTCTTTAGTTTTGGGTAGCGGAGTATCTGGGCTAGTAGCATCGGCTAGTAATGCTTTAAATGCTGTTAGTGCAAGTCACGCTTTAAAATCTGACATGTCTGTATCTTCGTCACATGCTATTACAGCTAGTTATGTTGTAACGTCAGGAACATCTGTTGTTACGGCGGACTCTGCTTCATTTCTTATTTATTCTGCTAATAATGGGACAGCCTCGCATGCTATAACATCTAATACATCGATTAATTCTTATACCGCATCGTTTCTACAATATCTTGGTACTCCTAATGGAACTGCTTCACATGCTATAGTATCTGATACTTCAACTTTAGCCACAACTGCTACAACTGCATTATCAGTAATTTCTGCATCACATGCTCTTGTTGCTGACTTTGCATTAAATTCACCCACCGGTTCTGATACCGCTTCCTATTTGATTTATTCTCCGAATAATGGAACCGCTTCATATGCAATCATGGCTGGTAGTACGGTTAGTAGATTAAGTGATTTTGGTATATTCTTAGCCGTCACACAAAGCTCTTATTCTGCTGATATTGATG